ACCATACTGTTAAATCAAGTTTGGCCTTATAAGAGCCTAAAAAGTTTTTTGAAAAAAAATAATTTCTGTTATATATATAAGATATGAGTATTTTAAAACCTTTGAAAAAAGGAAGAGGTCGGCCAAAAGTCGACATACATAGCAAGCTCTCTCGTAAACAAGAGAAGTTTGTTAAAGAGCTTGTCTCTAATGATGGTATGATAACCATGAGAGAAGCTGCTATAAATGCTGGATTTCCAGCTTCTTCAGCTCATACAAGAGCTTATGAAATGACTAATCCTGAAATCTGTCCCCATGTTGTTAGAGCAATACAACTCTATAGAGATGAACTGGATGAAAAATATGGCGTTAATTACAAACGACATTTGAAAGATTTACAGACAATTAGAGATAGAGCTTTGGAAAATGGTGCTTACTCAGCCGCTGTTCAGGCTGAGTATAGAAGAGGACAAGCACAAGGTAATATCTATATTAATAAATCTGAGATTAGACATGGTACAATTGATAGTATGTCTAAAGATGAAGTAATAAAAGCTCTCAAGGAGATTAAAGATTCGTATCAGCCAAAAAGAGTTGAGGGAGTTATTGACCACGAGGACACCGCCTCAGCCGAAGAAGGAAAACGGCTTCTATCAGGAGATCAAAAGAGCAGTAGAAAAACTGCCTGATAATATAATCCTGACAAGAATAGAAAACTGGATGACACTTGGCATACCTGATTTACTTGTCTGTGATGCAAAGGGTAAATTTCATTTTATAGAGCTAAAAGTTACAGCTGGTAATGTTGTTAAGCTTTCGCCTAATCAGGTAGCTTGGTTAACTCGGCATGGACATGGTTCAGTTTGGATTATGGTAAGAGGACGAGAAGATCTATATTTGTATCAAGGGAAAGATGCAGTAGAGCTGAGAAGCAAAGGCCTACAGCTTAAACCATACCTACAGCTTAAATATCCTTTTGACTGGGAAAAACTTTTTAGTTTGACAATAAATTAATTGTATGCGATAAATCTTATTACACATTATATAGGAGATCGTATGATTAAATTTAAAACAAATATTCCAAATGGATATTTTTTAGCACAGACTAAACCAAAATTAACAAAGACAAGTATAACTGACGGTACTGAAGTCAGAATGTTCCGTAATTTAAAAAGTTATACAAATAGTGTCCAAATGCGATTACCAAATGCTGAGGGCAAAAACAGATGGATCACAGTTGGATATATCGATGAAATTAGATTGGATGATGCACAATTTATTGTCCATGAAAAGACAAGACAAAAAGTGGAGGCCGAGGGCAAAAAATATGTCCATGCATTTGTCAAAGGTAAGTGGAGAACTAACTGGACACTTGGTCAAGGCCATTCAAGAAATTACGATACCGATTTGGTTGAGTATAATCCCAAACAAAATAAACTTTTTAAAGTAACAGAATGGTACGGCGGTAAATATATTCAGCCTGACTGGAGAGGAACTGTTTATTTTGGTAAAGAAACATCCGATACAAGAGTTTCTCCGGAAGTATTTGTTAAAAAAGGAACACTAACAGTATGGAAAGAGAGGGATTAATTATGAAAAACACATGGGGATATATTTATGGAGATGAGTGCGATGAGTTGTGGGAGCATTTTGGTATGCCTAATAGAGATAAGAACGATCGCATGAAAGTTAAGTTTATTGAGTATCAGACAGAGGAGGACTATGATGGAAAAGATTGAACTGACCAAAGAAGATAAACAAGAAATTATATCTTGTGTAATGGAGATCAAATTCATTTTAGAAAATGGTTTAGACGAAGGTTATGAAGCAGTTAATTCAGCTACAATAAACGGTTTTAGTTATGAAAATGATGATGATCTTTACAAAGATTTTAAAAAAATTCAAAACTTAGATTTAAAACTGGAGGCCTTATGGAAAAGCTAAAAGATTTAGGCAATCTTTGTATCGATTGCAAAGAAGATACAAGTTTTGGATCAGGTAAGTTTGTCAATCGTATTCCAGCTGATGACGGAAAAGTCTCAGGATTTATGTGTGCTGATTGTCAGATGGTTGAATGTGATTCTTGTAAAGAAAAAGTTTTTGAATATGAAACAAGTCAAAAAGGTATGTGGTGGTGTACTGATAAATGTTACAAACCTGAAACATTAATTGATATTCGTATTGATCTTAAAAATGCTAAAGGTTTATTTGAAGATTTATTAGAAACCTATCCTGATGACGAAGATGTAAATTTGTTTAGTAGAAAATTAAATGAACTTTTAGAACTAATGGGGGAAAACAATGAAACATTGGCTGACTAAAGAAGAAATGGGAGATGGTTTTCAACACAATGAAGAAGAGCATAAAGAGTTTGAATATAATTCTTTGATAGATGTGGCCGAGCATGAAAAAAATACGATGCGAACTACATATATTGCTAGAGACATTTGGACGCCCCAACAAAGAGTTCAGCTTAGAGATTTGCTGAACGAACTTATAGAAAATGATCAAGAAGAATTACACAAAGATGCTGTAATAGATAACCAATATGAAAGGAGCCATGATGCGTGAATATAATTTAAATTTTAAAAACCTAGATGAATCAACAATTCAGAATATAAAATTNGAANTGGCNATTCAAGACAAGCTGGGNAAGTTTGAATTTAGAAATAAATTTATTTCGTCAGGATTTTTAAGTAGAGATAAAACCGGTCAGATCACATATAGACCAGCAATATATAAATGAAAGGAGGTATAATTAATGTTCATTTTACATTACCTAATGAAATGGCTTTACGGTGAGGATTATGAGAAGCATATGAAACGCCGTAGAAAATAGCAAACTAAGGCCGTGATTGACACGGCCTTTTTTATTTGATAAATGTATAAGATAAATCACATATTATAGGAGAAATGTTTATGGAAAAATATAAAGTTTTTATGTCAGGCTGGCTTAAAACTACTGTTTATGTTGAAGCTGAAAATGAAGATGAAGCTTTAGATAATGCACAAATGGAAATGTCTTTTGATAATTTAGAGGAGATAGAAGTTTTAGGAACTGTAAACGAGGAGGATGTATAATGGCGGTAATGATTAGATGCATAGAGAATGAGGGAACATATGAGCGTTCCCACAAAACGTTTTTTGACTTATTATATTTAAAAAAGAAAAAAACTAAACTTAATGGCAAAACTTGGACCGAAAATATTATTGTAAATAGCGAAGGTAAAGAGATTAAAGATAAAGATTTACTTAGACTTACCTATGCAAATTTTAAAGTTTTTGAAAAAGAAGGATACGATGATTTTTTTATGGTCAGAGAATTTATTGACGACGATGGCCATTGCCAGCACGGTCCTGAAATAGAAGTTTATATTGATCGAAAAGATCATGTAGATGAAGATGATATGAAAGTTTTAAGATACTGGGGATTTGCATAATGTTAAAACTAGTAAACAAATCAACAGCAAAAAAAACTACAAATTGTGCGGTAACATATAGAGCTGGTGGCCAAGATAAGTTTGCCACTTGCCCTATTACTTGCAGTTTAAAACCTGATGCTTCAGCTGGTGCCAGCAAAATTGATACTGAATATTTAAATGCGGTATCTGACGCGGTCCCAGCTGGTGGCGTAAGCTTCACATATTCTCATTTTAATCCTAGGTATTGGAAGCATAAATTAAAATTTGGCAAAACTACAATTAACTATTCAGCAAAAAATTTAACTGATCTTTTATTGCACAGCTTCGTACCAGCTGTAATTAATGTTAAAGAAACATTTTGGAATAATAAAAAATCACATAAAATTTCAGGTAAACAAATTGTTAGATGCCCAGCTGAATATTCAAGTATTAATTGTAGTACTTGCGGTAATGGTAAACCATTATGTTCACGGCTGGATAGATTATATGCAATTGGCTTTACTGATCATGGGGCTTTTAAAAAAATTGCCGGTAATGAAAATGAAAACGGCGGTTGTTATGCAACTGGCGGTAATGTTAATTTACATTGGAAGGCCACATCATTAAGTAAAGATAAACAATCCGATAGTAAAAAGCTTATAAGCTGGTCTAAAGCATTACCAGCTGGAACAGTTTTACGACATCACATAGCTGGAGACTTAGGCAAAATAGAATAAACTTTACATATAAGATAAAAAGTATATATTTAAAGCTGGGAATAATCCCAGCTTTTTTAATTCACACATTTAAAAAGGAGAAATATTGTGAGAAATTTAGAAAATGAAAATAGAACTTTAGAATCTTTATGTACTGAGATTTTAGAACTAAATAGAAAAAAACAAGATTATATTGCACCGACGAACCAGCTTCAGGTTCAGACCGTAGTTAACGACGACGGCCCAAATACCACACAAATAATTATGGAAGCTGATCATGGAGAGAAAACAAAAATCTTGAATGCAAATGATGTATGTTTAGATCAGATGAATGTTAAAAACGGTCTGGATACAAAGGTAGGCCGTAGGCTTCAAACTAACTATCCAAAAGAGTATGACCAATTAACAAATGCTATTTTAGAAAAAGAGCCTTGTAAACGTATGATCAGATCATTTAATTATCCTGAAACAACCGGGCAGTACATGAATAATGTTATTGGTACCGCTAGAGCGTATTTATCGGATAGATTTAAAACTTTTGATAATTCTGATTTATTGGAGTCTGCATTACCTACACTTGCCGAGTCTGGTGCCTGCTGGAAAATTGTCAATTATGCTAATACTGATAAAAAACTTTACATCAGATTAAAAAGCGAAATTCAAACCGCCGACGCTGGCGTCGGAGATCATATGGCCAATGGTCTATTTATTTCTAATTCTGAAGTAGGTTTTTCAAGTATTGCAACCGGTATGACATTATGGACTTTAGCTTGTTTAAACGGTATGCAAACCGAAAAAATTACGCGTAAGGCCCACATAACGTCCGCGAGAAATGGGGATAATTGGAATATATTAACCGATGAAACTAAGGACGCCGACAACCAGCTTTTAAAACTTCAGATGAGAGATATTATAGCTTCATATGGTAGCCGTGAAGAGTTTGATAATCAGGTCGAATTATTTAGGAAGGCCAAAGAGGATAAAATATCCACTGATAAAAATATGAATGACGCCGTAGAGGATTTAGGTAAAGTTATGGCCTTATCTAAAAAAGAAACTTCCAGCGTATTGGAAGGCCTTTTAAATACTATTGGGCAGTCCGGTTATGAACAAGGCCAGCCGATTAATAAGGCCACCTTAGTTAACGCTTGTACTGCGGTAGGTAATAAGGCCCAGCCGGACGATGTAGACTTCTGGCAAAGGTTAGGTGGTAAGGTTTTAAATCTTAACAAGAATGACTGGAATAGAGTCGCCTTGGCCAGCTAAAATGCGACCTTGGTAATAACAGTTTTATGAACTGGATTAAACGGCCTTTACTTTTAGGCCGTTTTTTTTTATGTTTAACTATCACATTTTATATAGGAGAAAATTTATGAGTGATTTAAATTATACCTTAGATAGTAGGGAGTCTAGTAAGGCCCATACACTAAGAGTTGAAAAACTAACAATTGCCGACATACTTCAGTTAAATAACGACGGTTATATACCGGATGAAATGACGGATAAGCTATATTATTTTTTGTTAGATAGTAAGGCCCTTAAAAGTAAGTTAATGGAGCTGGCCCATGACAATTAAAAAAACAATTAATTACTTAGATTTAGATTGTGAAAATTGTTTCACAATTAATGAATCTATTCACGGCCATTATGAAAATGACAAAAGCGGTAATATTCCGGCTGGAGAATTTAAACAATGTAAAGAGTGTTTTTTATACGGTGCAGAATTAAAAGTAAGTAAAATTTTAAAATGCCATGTAACGGAGGTTATTTAATATGTTTAAAGATAACGAAGGTTTAGAAAATACTAGACGGCAGTTAAGAGAATTAATTATTTTTCTTAATAAACAAAGTTTAAAAGAAAATAATTGTTTATTAGATTTTGCTGTTGATGGTCTAATGGCGTCGGAAAGTTATATTAATAAATTTGTATTAAATAAACAATTAGCTTGTTTAAACGGCACCGAAACGGATTTAAATAGAAAAAGACATAATCAATAAAGCTGGACCGCTCCAGCTGATAAGACGCCGTTATTGATTAACGGCGTTTTTTTTGTTACAAATTACAAGAATCACATTTTATATTATGAAAGGAGTCGAAATGTTGAATCATCAATTAACTTGTAAAGAGCGAGTCGCCGGAGAGCTGGCCGACCGTTTAAACGATATTAAAACCGCAAATCTATTTTATAGCAGTTTAGAAAATATTAAACGTAAGGCCAAAAATAAGGCAATACCGGAAAACTTTTTTAAAATTGTTAAAAGTTTAGATTTAAGAAGTTATAAAAGCATGACGCAATTTTTGGGCAGTTACGCTTTATGTTTCGATTACATTGACGGCGTACAAGCTGAACAAGAAAATAGCGGTAATTATTGGCGGTTACAATTAAGCTGGGGCGGTCCTTCCGATGAATTTAGAATATTTTGGAATTTAGAAGACGGGATTTATAGAATAGATTATTGGTTTTTAGATTGGTACGACGGGGCAAAAATAACGCTTAATAAACACGATGAAGATTTTAGTTTATTACGCCGAATCATTTATAATGAATATTTGAATCCTTGGTTTGAAGGCTATACGCCCGATTATGAATCGCTTTCAAACTTCCAAAGTTAAAATATAACTTCATAACTTATTAAGGCCGTGGCACTAGCTGACGGCCTTTTTTTTATTCAAATAGACGCTGCTCTTTTTATTCAAATAGACGCTGCTTTTTTCTACTGGGGACGTGTCACAAGCTGCCGACCGTTTAAAACAGTTAAACAAGGTCCAGCGGGCCTTTTATACCGCCTTAAAACCTACGACGCGGGCCAGCTGGTCCTTGAATCGTATTAATTGAATTGTTAACCGTGGAGTCTGGTAGCTGGTTCACGGACCGTAAACAGCTGGCCACGATCCACGAACCGGCACCAGCTGGACGACGACTCCACCATCAGGAATCATAAATTAAAACTGGTTTATCTTTACCAGCTGGACCGGTACCGGCTG